AATCATCTGCCCCCACACCAGATAGCTGATCTTTGTTGGCATCAATCGCTTCATCTAAAGCTTTTAATAAATTATTTTTTAAAGTACTTGCATCCATCTTGCCTCCTGTAGGTAAGGGGGCAGTTTAGTACCCCCGTACTTTATTTAATATTAATTGTTTTAGGTTTCTTTTCCTCTGGTACAATCTTTTCAATGTGAATTGACAGTAAACCATTTTCTAGTTTTGCATCCTTCACTACCATATCATCTGCTAAAGCAAACGATCTGATAAATGATCTTTGCGAAATACCTTTATGCAAGATATCTTTGTCTTCAGCTTTATCTTTCTTAATAGACTTAACTGTCATTTTATTATCTGCATATTCAATATTAATATCATCTTTACCAAAACCAGCTATAGCCATTTCGACTACGTAGTTTAAGTTATCGATTTTTCTAATATTGTATGGTGGATAGTTTGGTGACTCAGTGTTAATATCCATGAGTCTATCTAGTATTGAATCGAACCCTACTGTAAATGGTTTGTACGGTTCCCAATTTATAACGTTCATATAACCTCCGTTGAGCGTTGTTGTTGTGATCCCATTATGGCGATCAACATTATTATAGCATATTATTTATTTTTGTTCAAGGAATTTATAAAAATAATTTGTGTCATCTCCCGCCGTCCATTTGCTTACAGATTCTACATTATATTCTTGTGTTGATACTTTGAAATCTGGTTGCTTTGGTTCAGATGGAGTTAATGATTTATCGTAGAATAATGTTCTATTGTTTGGTTGCGCCGCAAAGTGGCCGTTATCTAATTGCAAAATGTTAAATGATTTATGTTCTTCTGGTATCTCGGAATAGTTTACATTAGGTAAGTTATGATCTGGATGACAACTGTCTATGGTAAATAAGTATTCTCCTTGATACCATTTCTTTGATGGAGATAAATACTTTGCTCTTGGTGGTACTGTTGTTTTTTCTATCACCGTAATGTGATAGCTAAATGCATCCCAAAGTTCTAGTTCTTCTAAAGCAATATTTTCTTTTACATCAGGTGAAGTAACAAAAGCACTTATAGGAAGTTTATCATAAAGTGCTGCATACTCAGGTAAGTATGTTTCAAAGTACAAAGCTCTGCCTTGTATTGATTTACATGATACCCAAATACCTTCTGTAAATTCACCATGCCCCCTTTGATGATCGTAAAGATATTCTTTCTTGACGTGAACTTTAACTGGAGGTACGTTGGCTACGAGAAACGCCACCTACCACTTAACCTTATCAGCCCAAAACGCCGCTGACATTTTACCCTTGGCAATGTTTTTGCCATGACGTGCTTTAAATGATTTTCTTTTTGCTTTCATTCTAGCAGACTCTCCCGCTTTTGGTGCTCCTGCCGTACCTGAAACTGTTCCTACTTTTTTACCTTGTTGTCCAAATCTAATTGTTTTTATTTTGTCACCTTCTTTTGCCACAACAATGTGTGATTTTTTAGGGTGACTGGGTGTACGTTTTGGTTTATTAAAACCACTTACTCCCGCTCGTTTTAATCTTGGGTCAGCCATTATGTACTCCTATACTTTTTTACTTTCTTTGCAATGCTCTTTGGTTGCTTCACAAACTGTTTGCCCTTTTTTGTTCCTTGGCGTTTTGCTTTTGTCGTTGCCGCATACTCCGCAGATGATAGAGCTTTGATTGCTTTCTCTGGTAGATATCTTTCCCCAGTATCGCTTGACTTCTTCCCAGACTTCGTTCGCCATTTTTGTTCACTCCATTGCTTTAAACTTTTCTGAGATTTTTTTAAACGACTCATGTTAACCCCAGTGTCTTCTTAACGAATCTAATTTATCTTCAGCTGTTGCCATTGCATCTAATAATTTATCTATCTCCTCTAGGTGTTGGGGATGTTCCCCAATACCCACAGGATTATTTAAATAAATATTAATAGTTGTTTTTGCTTCTTCTACTTGCGCTTCGTATTTTAATGCGAGAGCGTTTAGAATTGCTTTCTTCATTACCAAATAATTACGATAATTAAAGCAATAACAATAGCAGCTAAAACTTTTTCTGTTTTAGAACTGTCTTTTATTCTATTCCAAATACTTTTCATAAATACTCCTTATTTATTTTTTTTTCTTTTTAAGCATCATAAAATCTTTTTTAGAAATTTTACCATCCTTGTTTGCGTCTAATTTTTTCTGCTTACCTTTTAAAGGTTTTTTATTCCTTTTGGTAGCAGGTGTTTTCATTGCATAACCGGGCATTACTTATATCCTCCTCCAGCTTTTTTATAAGCCTTTGCCAATGCTTGCGCTTTACGCGCTGACCATTGACCGGCGGCCGTTCCGTGAGAAGCTTGACTTTTTATACGATTAAAAATCTGCTTCCTTAATCCGGGCTTAGTATAATTACCAGCCTGATTAACTTTTGATTTACTTTTTGTTTTTGTTTTTGTCATTTTTTAACAACCCTTTTAGTACTTTAGATTGACCCGCATGTGCTTTGGATGCTTTGTTTAATAGATTAGAAACTTTTTTTATTTTGTTTTTAATACTTTGTTTCACCTTTGTCCCCCTATTGTTGTATTAATTACAGCTTGTACTTCTTGCATTGTATCTTTTGCTGAATCCATTGCCAGCTTTGCTTCTTTTAATTTACGATCTTCATCTTTGTTTTCATCATCAATCATTAATTTAGATTCTTCTAAATCCATTTTATCTTGATGTACTTTCATATCGTTCATTAACTTCTGGGCACGTAATGCTAAGTCTTGTCGTTGTATTTCAATTTGTTCTTGTGCTGTATCTTTTGTTTCACCGGACATTATTCTCGCTTTTTCTTCATCTAACTTCATAACTTTGTCAGAAGCATTTGCAGATAATAACGCAATTTGATTTTCCATTTCTGGCGGAAGTTGTTGACCAGACATAATAACTTGTTGTATCTGTGGATCATTAATCATTTGTGCCATCTCTTGTTTATACTTCATCGCTAAGTGATCTTGCAGATGCGATGTTAATACTTGTTGTACACCCGGACTTTGATATGATGGATTTTGTAAGAATGATCCATGAGCTACAATATGAGCATCATGATTTTGTTCTTGCTTTGCCTGTAATGGTGCCCCCTTTAATGCCGCCATATTTTCTGAAATAGGATCAGCACTAAATGGTTGTTGCTGTTGTTTTAAATATCGTTGTGGTTCTTCCACGCCCATCGCTGAAAACAGTTCCATACCTATTTGCTCCATATTGTAAGCAGCTGGGTTCTGTTGAGCGATGGACATGATAGCATTTATTTTCGCAATCCTGTGTGCTTCTGTTGGCATGTTAGGATCGGATACAGGAATGACATCTATACTTTTTAAGTTGAAATCTTTCCTGAATACTTGCTGTGCACCACCTGCTACTTCATAGGGATACAAGTCAGGAAGATACTCAGAGTCTAACCTCGTGAGTATACGCAGGTCTTTTGTTTGTGCCGCGTGTAAACGCTTGTGCACAGCGTTGAACAGTTTTGAAGACTGCTCAAGCAGAGCCATAGTCGTACCGACCGGCCCATAGTTTGACGCATTCTCAACTATATTATCTGTTGAATCAGCAAATTGCTGAGCTAGTTTAGAAGCGTAATCCATTAAATTAAATAACGTAGATGATGGTTCTTTAAATGGTAATATCTGTAAAGACTTACCTAAGTCACCAGCAGGTGCGTTTACTTCTCTAAATTCACCCGGAGCTATTGGCTCGTCGGGGGCAAGGACACGAAGTCCGTGTGCCTTAAAACCACCCGGCAAGTTAGCAAAGGTACCAGCATCAATTAATTGACGCATGGAGGAAGTAGCTGTTTTAGTTAATCCACCAATTAAATGAATATAACCATAACCATAAAAACCTAAACCCGGAATCATTGTGTAATGAGTAAAGTACATTTTCTTTTTACGAAGAGGATCCTCTTGATCGTAGTTTCTTCTAATAGAAAGAATAATCCCTTCACTTGTCATGTGAACAACGTACGGTAGTTTGATTCC